CTCGGATGATATGAAAAACCCCGCACTAGGCGGGGTAAACTAAAGGCGAAGAAAGGAGCGATTTAGTTTTTAATCGTCAGCCAACTTTGAGAAGTAAGCCATATCATCATCATCTGTTGCTGGTTCCCAAGGTGGGGTATCATCAGCAACTTTCTTAGGTGCAGCCTTAGCTTGTTCAACTGTGGTTCTTGCTCGTGGAGCATCACCATCATCATTCAAACCAAGAACTTTATCCAAACGTGTTTTCAAAGCATCATAAGACTTAAATTCTTTGTCAGCAACCAACTCTGAAAGAGAATGTTGTGACTTCCAAATCTTTTCAAGTTCTTCATCGTCATCCAACAATGCTGATGGTGACATAAATTCAGACTTATCATAGTTCTGATAACCTGCAACCTTAGTAATCTTCAACTTGAAGTTAGCACCTTTCCAGAAATCAAATGGATTGATTGGTGTTTCATCTTCAAACTGAGGATTCATTGCTTCAGTAATCTTCTCAAAAATCTTAGCACCGAACTTGAACAATTTAACTTGTCCTTCATTCTCTGGATGCTTAGGATCAGATACGATGTAAATGTTAGCGATGTAAGATAGTTTACGTTTTTGTTTACGAACAATGTCTTTGTTCGCTTCAATACCAGAGTTCCACAATTTGTTGTTGTGTTCGCATACTGGACATTGTTGGTTTTTGGTTGTCAAACATTTGTCAATTAACCAACCACCAGGACCTTGGAAGCCATGTTCGAAAATCTTAGCCCAAGGAAGACCGTCATCACCATCTACTGCTGCTGCGGGTAGAAAGCGAATAGTAGCCATGCCGTTGCCGGCTTTGTCCACTTCTGGTCGCCAAAAATTTTCTTTATCGGATTTGCCTTCTGTTGATGCGTTGAGCTCTGCTACTTTAGATTTCAACTTGTCCAGATTGCCTGAACTTTTCTTTAGGCTTGAAAAATCAATACTCATAATTACCTTCTTTCTTATTAAACGGAATATTAACGGAATATAAACGGATTGTCCACATGATACATTATATAATATTATTTAGGCGCCGTCAAGCAGAAACTTTAACTGTGCCAAGGTATCTGGAACATTTCTGTGCAAGATTGCCAGACCACCTGCTTCACGCCAATCATTAATGATACTTTCGGTATCGTCAATGATTATTGTGTCACTTCTAGCATATTTTTTCTTATGCTGTTTACCTGGAACGAAATTGCGTTGGAAGTCAATATCGTGTTTTTCCAACCATTCGATTTTTTGTTTAGAGATTGCTTCATATCGTTTCTCACTCGCTGTGGACGATAGAATTTGAGTTGGTGGCAATGCATTACGTAATGCCATAATCAACTGCATAGCGTCAGGCATCATTTCCAATGTTGCAAAGTTGTTGCCAGCAATAAACTCATCAAAAAATTTATCAAACTCTCTGTTGTTTCTCGCTTCAGAAGGATAAATGTTAAACAATTCTTTATAACGTTTTTCAAAATTGGCAATCACACCATCCATGTCCAGATAGATACAACTAATTCTACGCATAGTCTCTCAAACTTTCTTTTAAAATGTTTTTGAATTTTTGTTTATCGTAATGTATAAACGGTGTGTATTTTTCAATTTTTCTTTTGTATGTTGGCCAAACAACATCGTCTGTTATTTTTTTAGACCACATCGGTAAGAAATTCATAATATCATTCAATATACAAACCGTTTCGATACTTACATTACCATAAGTCATTTCTTTCAACAATAATGGATATTGTCCATCTTCAACCATCAACATTTCATTTGGTGATTGTGTTGCGTTAAGTAGTCCTATTATATCTTGTTCAAAACGGTAAGTCAAGCTCTGGTTTCTTTTTTGCCATTTCTTGTAATTTTCTTCACCGTCATTACCAGATATATCGCCTACCCAATTCACATTAGTTTCCAAAAAGTTGGCAATATAAAAAGACTTCAAATCATCTATGTTATACTTACGTGATAGTTTGTAAAAGGAATACTTTGCTTTATTGTTTGCAAAGTTGTCCTTTG